ATTCGCCTACTAGTAGGTTCATTTTTTATTAAATACAATACATTTGTTAATTGATCAAATCCTTTATTATTATAGTCATTTTTACAAGTTCCATAAAATGCCCCATAGTGTCTTAAATTAAATCCATAGGTTTCTCCCATATCATTTTCAGGATAATGGGGTAATCCACGTTTATCTAAAAATTCACGACTTGTATTTCCATCCCATATATGAATATTTTTATCATTTAAAATTGAGTTATCGGTTTTTCCACTTATATATAACATTAATTCTTCAAAAATACCTCGTAAAAATATTTTTTTTGTTGTTAAAGCTGGAAAAGTATCATCAAGGTCATACTCAAATTTTTCTCCAAAGATTGAATATGTTCCAATTCCAGTACGATCATTATTTTCAATGCCATTGGTTATTATTTTTTTTAATGTGTTCATATAAATTGTTTCATTATTATTTATCCATTCAATTGTTAATGGTGTTTTTTTACTATACTCAACATATCGATAATATATGTCAGATTCATAATTAAATTTTGAAACATATGTTAATGAATAATTTTCATTTATATTGGGAAAATATGTATCACATTCAACATCATTGTATATTTCAGTCATATAAATTTTAGAGACTTGATTTGATTCAAGTGCCATTTTATAAATATTTTCCCCACCAATTACAAAAATATTACTAATATTATATTTTTTATTTAATGTATTTGTTTCTAATATATCATTAAAATCATATTTTACATACGTATTTTTATGTGATTCTATTTTAGATTTTAGTTCACTACTTTTGTTATGCGTTAAAATTATATTAATTCGGTTTTTAAGTGGTTTATGTTTATTTGGAATAGAATCCCATGTTTTACGTCCCATTACAACCATATTTTTAGTATATGGTTTAAATGTTTTAGATGTTATTAATTGAAAATTGTTAAGGTCAGATTGTAAATGCCATGGGATTTTATTTTCAAATCCTATACCATTATTTTTTTTACAAATGGCAACTATTATATTCATTATTTATTATTTATTATTTATTAGAATATGTTTATATTTAAATCTGTTTTTGTAAAATTATTATCTAAACATATATTATAAAATGTTTAAAAGTATGCGAAGAAGATTAAGTGGTGGTGCTCCAAGAAGACGAAGTGTTAAAAAATCTAAAAATAATAATTCTAACAATAATAATACTAAAAATAATTCTAAAAATAATACGAGTAATGGTAAAAAAGTAACATTTGCAGCTAAATTAGCAGCATTTATTCTTGAAGGATTAAATTCTAAACCTGTATTAAATGGAAATGATGCTGATATGCAACCTGAAGTAAGTGGTTCTATTCCATATTTACATATGAATATTAAGAAAAATGATGTCGTCAAAAAATTCAAAGAAACCCAACCAAAGAGAATTAGTGGTTTAAGTGCCATATGTAAGAAAAAGAAGCTTGAACAATCATTGAAATCTGTGAACTTTAATTGTAAAAAGCAATCAACTAATGGTGTTGTTAGTATAAACCATTCTATTGTTGCATCTATTAACAATAGATGGGATATGAGATCTAATGGACGAGCACACTTAAAAGTAATTGGTGAGTACATGATGGGTCAAGTGGAACGAGGCGAAATTCCAAAATCAAGTTTAAATTGGTGCCATGGTGGAAAAGATCTTAAATATTGTTAATTTGGTTATTTTTTTTTTAACATACTTGAAAATATAGATTCACTACTTAAGTCAATAAATGTAGCATCAGTTTCACATAAAATTGTATAATAAAATTTATAAGGAATATAAATCATTGTATCTGGTCTACATATTACTTCAATATATTTTGCTTTATTTATTAATGGGTATTTTACTAAATCTTGGTTCCAAAGATTTATTGGACTTTTATTATTTTTAGTATATAAATATTTTTCTTGGTTTGGTGAAAATATTAGAAACCGGATTGTACCATCAAAAACATAAAATAATCTTCTATAATTCGTTTGTTTTTGAATTATACTGTTATAATTCATAGGATACGTATGTACATCGTTTTTACTTGAAATACATAACGGAATATTATAATAATACAAGTTTTGTTTTATAATATCTTTATTTTTGTGTTTGAAATCAATATCGTATATCCAATTTTCAAATGAAATATTTGTAAAAATAGATATTAATTTATCTTTCAAAATAACTTCAAACATGTTTTTTTTAGGATTATCATATTGTAATATTTCAGTTGAATTATTTATAGTATTAATAGATATGTATTGAAAATAACATATTATTAGTAAAATTATAATCACAAATAATATACGTTTCATTTAGATAATAATATAAAAAAAAACTTGTCTATTAAACTAAATATTATTTAAAAATAGTATAATTTTAAACATATTTAAAGATATAATAAAGTATTATAGTATAAAAGTAAGTTATAAAATGAGTGAAGAAAATAAAGAACGAATTGTAGGAAATTGCCTAGGACAAGTAAAATGGTTCGATAATAAACTAGGATATGGTTTTATTACAGTATTGAATAATAATCGTAAAGGGACTGATATTTTTGTTCATCAAACAAATATTTTTCCATTAGAAACGGAGTTTCGAACACTTATGAAGAATGAATATGTTTCATTGAATATTAGTGAGGATGATAAAATTCAAGCACTAAATGTAACTGGTGTTCTTGGTGGATCATTGCGGTGCGATGAACCAAGAGTTTCTAGAAGAAGAGGTCCTACACAAAGTAATGATGGCGAAAAGGAAGAATAAGTTATTATACTTCTATTTAAAACTTAATCTAATTTAATTTATATATTTAATTTTGATGGAATCATCTGAAATCTGGAAGACTATAATAATACCATTATTAATAGGTCCTTTATTTTTATATTTAAAATCATTGTATGATAATTATATTGTATCTAAAAAGGATCATGATTTAATAAAATACAATAATAAGAAAGAATATTTAACAACTGTTTTAAATATCTTTTATTGGCCATTATATTTAAAATTGTTATCAATCCATCAATTGAATTACAATATTCCAATAAAAAATGAATTTGAATATATGTCAGATAATAGTGAGCAAGATATAAATACAAATTACGAATATGAAATAGAATACAATAGATGTAATCATAACGGTTGTAAAAGTATAATTCCAAATTCATCAAAAAAATGTAAAATATGTGAATTGGAACAAAATGATGAAAATATTACTATAAATATTAATAGTATCGAAAGGGATATATTACTCGATGTTGATACTATAAAATTATTAGAAAGTCATATAAACATTTTATTCAATGAAGCTTTAGAAATATTAGAAAAAAATATATATGTAGTAAGGCTAACTAATAGGTTAAATAAAAATATAATTCAATTTATAAAATATTGTAAAATAAGATCCATTATTTTAGAAGGTTCAATCCATAAAAAATATAATATAGAATATTTTGGTGTAAGGGATAATACACATAAATTACTTGATTTAATAGAACAAGATTTATTAAATTATCAAAAAGAATATAATTCTTTAATTAAAAATGGTCCATATTAATTAAATATGAGATTTACTTAAAGAATAAAATATTTATTTTTAAAAAATGTTATATTTGTTATATTTATTATATTTTCTATGTATGCCTAATTTTATATCGGCAGATAATACTAGATATAATCTTCAATCATATATTTATGAAAATTATCACAATATTATTCCAAATAATGGAATAAATTTATCACTTACATTAGCAGTACGCGCATTTAATAATATTGATCAAATAGATGGATCAATAAACATGAATGTATGGTTACGATATGAATGGAATGATCCATCTATACAATGGAATTCTACAGATTATGATAATATTAATTCAATTAATTTAGATACTAATCCCGATTATGAAACATTTATATGGACTCCAGATATTTATTTATATAATACTGCAGAAAAACCTATGAATGAATTAGATTTTACTAAAGCAAATGTATATAGTAATGGTCGTATTTTTTGGTCACGTCCAGGTCTAATCAAATCTACATGTATATTTGATTTAACATATTATCCATATGATCAACAATATTGTAAACTAAAATTTGGAAGTTGGACGTACAATAAAAAACAAATATTATTAGTTGTTCATAATAATTCTATTGATACTAATAATTATCAAGAACATGAAGAATGGAATTTAGTTAGCTATAATACAACAATTAATAGTATAAAATATAAATGCTGTGAAGAAGAGTTTCAAGATATAGAATTTTTATATACAATAAGAAGAAAACCAGACTATTATAGATTGAATATTATAATACCAACATTTTCTACAGCTACATTAATAATTTTAACATTATTAGTACCATGGGACTCTGGCGAACGGATTTCTTTTGCAGTGACAGTACTATTGTCTATTATTGTATTTCTTCTCATTGTATCAGAAAACCTACCAAAAACAGATAGTAAACCATTATTATCAAGAATGATTGTTGGATTAATATATTTTTCATTAGTAGGTGTATTATTTACTATTATTATTAGTTGTGTACATAATAATATTAAAAATAAAACAATAAAAAAAAATAAACTATTAATTTATTTATTTTCACGATGTAAATATATTGAATGTTGTATAAATAAAAAATTAACACGAAATAATAGTTATAATAATGCTATTTCATCAAATGAAACTGGTACCACTATAAAAAATAATAAGTCATATGAAGATATCGATAGTTTATCTGTATCTTCGCATGATTCTATTAAAACAAATTCAACAATATATACAAATAATGATGAAATAAATTTAGATGAATGTAAAACATTAACTATAAAAATAGAAAAAATATTTATAGGTTTGTTTTTTCTAAGTTTTGTAATATATTGTCTTGTAATTTTTTTGAATATACCTAACTATTCTGGATAATTTATAATTTGACTTTTCTTTAACTTTATAACTTTCTTTTTTTCATTCACATTCAAAAAGTCAACATCGTCCTTTTTAATTATTTCGTAATTATCATTTATTACATTATTTATAAATTTATGGGCTGTTTTGATTTGCGTCATATTACGCGCACCAGTAATTATTATACTACCACTTTGAAATATTGATACAGTTATTTTTTTACATTGACCATTACCTGACCCAATACCTTTTCCATCACAATAAACATCGCAGTAACATTTACCTTCATAATCTTTACCTTCGTTATCTTTATTAAAATAATATTTACTATTTACACCAGGATATATACATGGTTCATACGACGAGAAAATATTGTATTTATCGCGTAATAATTCATGTAATATATTACGTTTAACTTCAAACCCTAAATAATAATCACTGTTTATCAATACTATTTTATAGTCTTTTATTTTACATATATTATGTTCTAATATAGCATTTTCAATCAAGTAACAATTACATTGTTTACAATTAGTATGTTCATTAGTTGAACATACATTACAAATATAATGATCACATTTAGTCTTTTTAACATTGTTACAAGACACATTAGTATTACAAAATTCACATTTAATAGACAACTCTTTAATTGATTCTATATCCAATTCATTCAATGGTTTATAAAATACTCCCTTTAAATCTTTAATACTATCTATTAATAATTTAATAGATATTTCACCTTCATCAAAATTTTTAAGACCAGTCATTGATATAGATCCATTATTAAATAGTTTAACGTTATTTAATCTATCTGAACATGGTTTTATAACAAATGTAATTTGATTAAAAAAGACACGTTTTTTTGCCTTTGCTTTTTTTGAATGAATTTTCATATTTGTTCCCCTTTTTATAGAATTACCATGTTCAATATACTGTATAATATCTGATATTTGTAAATATTTAGAAATAATTTCCAAATTAACAAATGAATTTATATTACATGTTGCTGTATGAGTTGATATTCGTAAATCAGTAGAAGAGAATTTCATTCTCTTTAAACCTATATATAAACACTTTTTATCTTTAAATTCATTTGTTTATGAATCAATTTTATTTAATTATAATCATAATTAAATATAATATTTAAAAGGTATTTTAGGTATTATATTAATGTATGGATGATTATACTATATTAGGCGTAACTAAAAATGATACAAATGAAATAATTACACAAAAATACAAAAAATTAGCTTTAAAATATCATCCGGATCGCAACTTGAATAATAAATTAGTATGCGAAGAAAAATTTAAAGAAATTTCTAAAGCATATTATAATATTATCCATAAAAAATCAAACCATTTAGATGATCCAAAATATTCAAAATTATACACTAAGTTGAATAATGTTAAAGAATATTTCAAAAATATGAACTATGAAACAATTATAAATAGTGTTATAGATAACGTATCTAATTTTAATGATTTTATAAATGAAAAAAATAATACACTGGACAAAAGTGAAGATTTGTATATAAATGCTAATATAGAAATGTTTGATATTTATAATGGTATTACTAAAACACTATATATAGATAGAATTCGAAAATGTAATAATTGTAAAGGTATTGGTAAGATAATTAAAGAAAAAATATTAGAAAAATGTAATAATTGTAATGGTACTAAATACACTAATACAGAAATCAAACTTGAATTTAATTGTAGAACAAAAAATATATATTTTCCAAAATATTCACATCATTATAATGATAAATTACCAGGAGATATTATAATTAATGTTATAGCTAAATCACATAAAAATTATAATATGTATAATAATTATGATTTGATTTATTATTATATTATTTCAAAAGGACAATCAAATGAAATAAAACTGGAATTTAAACATCTTGACAATAAATATTATAAATACAAAATAATAAATCCTATTTATAATTATAAATATAAAATAACAAATTTAGGATTATTGTATAATGATAATGGTTTAGAACGTGGTAACTTATATATTATATTACAACATTATACATCCAACACATATAATACTTCAATTGAAACTATTAATTAAGAGTATTAATTTGTAATAAATCTAGATGCTATACCCATACCTTCTAATTCTTGTATCAAAAGTTTACATGAATATGGTATTCTTATTTCTGAAAAATCAATATAATTATTACATGGTTTACATTTGTATATTTTTTCTTCAGGATTAACAGATGCCATAAATCCACATTCATTACAAATAAATACCCGGTAATTATCAGATACATCTAGCATACGCTCTTTGAGAAATTGAACACTGCCATGAGCAATCATACAATCACGTTCCATTTCACCAAATCTAAGACCACCATCTCGGGCTCTACCTTCAGCTGGTTGTCGTGTCAATAATACCATAGGTCCAGTAGCCCGTGAGTGAATCTTATCTTCAACCATATGTTTCAATCTTTGATAATAAGTCGGTCCTATAAATATTTTTGTTGACATTTGCTTTCCATTAAACCCGTTATATAATATTTCATTTCCATTATTTTCAAAATTGTTTTTCTCCAATAAATTCATTATTTTTTCAATACTCGTATTGTTAAATGGTGTACCATCACCATATCCACCACTAATTGTAGCAACTTTACCTAATATACATTCAATTAATTGAGCAATAGTCATTCTACTTGGAATAGCATGTGGATTTACAATAATATCTGGTCGAATCCCATCTTTTGTAAATGGCATGTCTTCTTCTGGTAAAACCATTCCACATGTACCTTTTTGTCCATGCCGTGATGAAAATTTATCACCAATTGTTGGTATCCGTGTAGATCGAACACGAATTTTACAAAATTTATGACCATCGCCATTTCTATTTACATATATCTTATCAATATGACCACTTTCATTACTCCGTAAAAATGTACTACTATCACGATATACATATTTTGATTTTGTTTTGTCTTTGATTGGATATACCTTTCCAATAATAATATCATTTGATGTAACATGTGTATTAACTGGTACAAATCCATTTGTTTCCAATTTATCATAACATCCTGGCTTAATTCCAGCTGTAATATTTGGAACTGGTTTCATTATTCTTTCATCTTGTCCAGACGATTGTATTTTTTTCTCATCATCACGATAGGTTCTATAAAATGTTGATCTAAATAAGCCTCGATCGATTGATCCTTTATTTATAATCACGGAATCTTCTTGATTATATCCGGAATATGAAGCAATAGCTACAATCACATTTACTCCATTTGGAATCTCTTTTGATGGAACTAATTTTCCAATATTAGTATCTACTAATGGCTTATTTGGATAATACAATATATGACCCATTGTATCCATTCTTTTTCTAAAATTAGTCATGTATACACCCATTGCTTGTTTACCCATGGCAGATTGATATGTATTTCTAGGTGATTGATTATGATTTGAAAATGGAATCAATGATGATAACAAACCTAAAATCAAACTTGGATGTATTTCACAATGCGAATATTTAATTTTCTTATTCTTCAAATTAGCGTAAACTGCTATCATTTTATAATATGACTCTTCAGTATCTATATACTCAATACACCCTATACCATCATTTCTAATATCTTTACTTGAAAAATTAAGATTTGAATTTAATGACCTTAATATCAAATTTCTAAATTTATAGGATTTGTTTGAAATATTGGTAATATCATCTTTAGTAATTCGCAATTTATTATTTTCTACAATATATAATGGTCTACAACATCTTCCAGCATCTGTAAAAATATTTATTTGATTCATTTCAGTGTCAAATGATATAGAAGTATAAATATTAATTATACCCCTACGTCTACAAAAAATCAAGTTATTGTAAACTTCTTTAGTATTATTTGTCACATACATCCATGACCCATTTACAAATATTTTAGATAAATTTTTGAACTCTACTATATTTTCAATATCTTCTATTTTAGTCACCGTTTTATTTTCATCCAATATTTTAATAATAGGCTCTTCACTACTATTATTTGTTATATATGTTAGTATACTTAAATTTTTAACTAACCCAACAGCACCACCTTCTGGAGTTTCAGATGGACAAATAATACCCCATTGTGTATTATGTAATTTTCTTGGAGGTACTAATTTACCAGTCTTCTCCATCGGTGTATTAACACGACGTAAATGTGACAATGTAGCATTGTAAGTTAATCTATTTAATACTTGAGCTATACCAACTTTATTAGTTGAACTTTTAATACCCCAATTACCAGTAGCCAAACCATATTTCAATCCAGATTCAATAGTAGTTGATTTAATTATTTTAAACAAATTATTGTTATTTACTATGCTTTCTATATTCATATGTTTTGAATTTTTCCATGGATTACTATTCAATTCTTTCATTATTTGATTTCTCATATCTTTGGTCATTTTAGTAAAATATTGTCTAAATAGTAATGCCATCAAATATCCAGAGGTTTCAACCCTTTTATTACAATAGCTATCCCTATCATCATAAGGAATTTCATTAAAATAACATCGCAACAACTTATTCACCATATATCCTAAAAATAATGCCTTCTTTTTAAAACAATGTCCAACATGTGACAATACATCTCGTTCAATCATCTCTCTAAATAATTTTAATTTAGTATCTCTATCAAGTTTTATATCCTTTGGCTGACCTAAGATTGAACTATGCTTTAATATATATTCTAGAGCATCTTCTTGTGTTAGTATAACGGATCCTTCTTCTATAGAACTATGTAACAAATTCAATTTATCAACATTATCATTTACATCATATAATATATGTTCTAATATACTTTTATCAGATACAACTCCAAATGCTCTAAACAAGATAAATAATGGTATATCTAATTTACAATGAGGAATATTTATCTTCAATGTTTTACCACGTAATACATCCTTATTTGAAAATTTTATACTACAATTTTTAGGAGTATTAAATCCAACTTTTGAAACTGATTTTACTTCAGCTATGTGACTATATTTCAAATTACTTTTACTGGCTTTAAAAACATACACTTTTTGTTCAGCTATTTTTTCTTGACCAACAATTACCTTTTCATTTCCATTTATCAAAAAATATCCTCCTAAATCTAAAGAACACTCGTTTTCTTTATCCATATCTCTAACACAATATTTGGATCCAACCATTAACGGAATTTTACCAATATTAACCTTTTTTAATACTTTACTATTAATTAATTTTTTTTCATTGCTATCATTTTTATATATTTCGATTGTTAAATCGATTAACAGTAATGATGAATATGTCAAATTTCTAAGACGAGCATCACTTGGAAACATCAACTTTGTACTGCCATTATTTTCATATATTACTGGTTTATTGAAATATATATTTCCAAAATTAATATGGATTTCATGTTTGTATGTATTTGTTTTTTCATCATAATTATTAAATATTAATAATGGATTTGATTGTTTTACTATTTGTTCTATTTTGTTATCAGTAAAATCATTGAATGAATCTATATGATGTTTAATCAAACTACTATAATTATCTTCCTTTAAATATGCTTCCGCTACTTTCCATGTATCAGACTCATAATTAAATTTTGATTTTTCCATAATATTTAATTTATGTTATTAAATATTAATTCAATTTTATAAAAAATATAAAATAAACTTTAAATAATAATTTACATACATTTTGATTTTTTTTTTTTAAAATAAATTATGGTAATTTATCTTTTATAGCATATGTATCTTTGTTTACATACAAATCTTCATTATGTAATTTATCATCTGAATATTCGACAATATTTTTGTAATCTACATTGTTTGAATATTTATTAAAATTATCATTTAATGTTGTATTCAAATCAAATGGTCGTATTTCAGGATGACTATTTAACATTTTAGAATATTCATCTTTATCATATTTCATATAATATTGTCTTTGTAAAAATGTCCGTATTTTCTCTCTTTCTAATGACTTATTTTTATTCATCAAGGTTTTTAATATCGTATCACCTAAATTATTTGTAGTATGAATTTCAGCTCCATATTGAACCAATATTTCAACTATCTTATAATTTAATCGATCATTTTCTGAATCATGACTTAATGGTATTACTGATGTATGTAATGGTGTTTCTCCATATTTATTTTTTATTAAAATATTACTAAATCCATTGTAATCTAATAATATTTTTACACAATTATAAGATCCAGATCTTACAGCACAATGTAATACCGTATCTCCATATTTATTCTTATGTTCTATTGAAAACCCACATTTCAACAATTTATCAACACATGTATAAGTTCCATTTAAACATGCTATATGTAATATATTATTTAAATCTTTATTTACAATATGTTTTTTACAATTACTAAATTTTAATAAATAATCAATACAGTTATCAGATTTGTAATATACCGCATGGTGGAAAATAGTATTACCACCATATCCATATTTTAATTGAGCATCTTTATTTTCACCATTTTTATAATAATTTTCTAAATATTTAGCATCATCTCTTTTCACAGCTTCTATTAAATAATAATGATTTGTTTTTATTTCATCCATATTTTTATTGTCTATTGTAAAATATTTATCATCATTACAAAAAGAAGTATAGCAATCTCTAGTTAATCCACTATTAATTGTGTATATATCCGTTTTTTTTTCATCATCATCTAAATTTATTAATTTACATAATTCATACACATCCGGGGGTTTCCAAGAACCATCCCCACAATCATTTTTGTCATCTTTATTACATACTTTTATAGATGATATAGTATTATTACTTTCGGAAACATCTACATGATTATACTTTTCTAATGTTTCTTCAATCATACCTTTTTCATCATCATCTAAATTATTCAAATATTTATCATCTATAACAACACCTTTATCATCATGATTACAACATGCTTGATGTTTACTATTTTTATAAGTTCCACACTTATTATTAAATAAAGTTTTTATATTTACTATTTCATTATGTGAAAATGGATTATTTGTTCTTGGATTTATATTTTTAAATTCAAGTTCATTATATGGTCTAAAAGCCAAATTACATTGTTTGGGTTCATCAATACATGAATTATTAGTTAATATATCAGTCAGTAAATTAACTTCTTTATTATACTTTTCCTTTTTAACTTTCCCAATTATTTCATGAATTTCTGAAATATGTTCAAATTTTAATTTTAACAATTCAACTAATTCATCTATTTTTAACTCAGTTATTTTGTCAAATGATAAACGTATAATAATTTTATCATCTACATTTTGAAATGATTCATAATTTGTAAATCCTCCATTATCTTTATCTTCTATACCACTTGATGTAGTACCGCTTGATGTAGTACCACTTGATTTAGTACCACTTGATGTAGTACCACTTGATTTAGTACCACTTGATTTAGTACCACTTGATTTAGTACCACTTGATTTAGTACCACTTGATGTAGTACCACTTGATTTAGTACCACTTGATGTAGTACCACCTAAATCAGTTTTTATTATTAAATTAGAAACTTTATCACCAAAAGCATTTTTAATTTCAGATTCTTTTATGTCTTTTTTTGTTATAATTTCTAATTCACTTTTTTCAGAACTAAAATTTTCTCTAATAAAAAAGAAATAAAAAAAACTTAATATTATAATTATTAATGTTAATATTTTTATCATTAATATTAATATATAAAATAAAATTATCGAACATATATTCTATTTTCATTCACAATTAAATAAAAATAAAATAATAAAATAATAGTAATCATTATTAAATATTTATTCATTATATATAACTTACATAATTTTTAATAATATAAACATAATAATTACAATAAACACTATAATTCCGACTATTATAAATATATTATTTAATTCTTGCTTATCACTAAATACATTATTATTTGTATTTACCATATTATTTGTATTTACATTATTATTTGTATTTACCATATTATTTGTATTTACCATATTATTTGTATTTACCATACCAGTAGTATTTACCATATTATTTGTATTTACCATATTATTTGTATTTACCATATTATTTGTATTTACATTATTATTTGTATTTACATTATTATTTGTATTTAACATATTATTTGTATTTACATTATTATTTGTATTTACCATATTATTTGTATTTACCATATTATTTGTATTTACCATATTATTTGTATTTACCATATTATTTGTATTTACCATATTATTTGTATTTACCATACCAGTAGTATTTACCATATTATTTGTATTTACCATACCAGTAGTATTTACCATATTATTTGTATTTACCATATTATTTGTATTTACCATATTATTTGTATTTACCATACCAGTAGTATTTACATTTTCTGAAACATTAACATCTGTTATAGTTGATTCAGTAATATTTGGTATATTTTTGTTAAATAAATGACGTTTAACACTTAATGGATTATTTGGATTCATATTATTTTCCATATTATAAGTATTGTTTTTTTCTAAATTATTCAAATTATTAACATGTTCGTCATAATAATAAGGATTATCGTTACTATTTCTCAAAAAATGTCTTTTTTTATTACCATTTAATATTACATTTTTATCGTATATTAATGTTTTAGCTTTATTAAATCCATTGAAATCATACTCATATAAATATGATTCTCCTTCTGGTGTTTCATAATCAAGTATATATTTTTCGGTTTTTGGATACATTTTATTTATATTATTTAAAGTCTCATTCGATATATTATTTTCGTTTTCATAATTATAAATATTTTCGTTTTCTGAAACTTCATTTAAATCAATCGTACTATTTGATATATCATTTAATCTATCGCTTACTTCCTTATCACTAACAATTACCGTTATAATATTTTGTTCTTCGTCGACTATTAAATCTACAATTTGTGTAGAATCTACATAGTATGGATGATTTGCCAATACTCGGGTAATATATGCATAAATAACATCTGGTGTTAATCCAGATACATCAGTATCAAAATTTAAATCTATTTTGTATACAGATTCATAATCATCTAACGAAGATTTTACTATATTATTTCTATCATCTGCCATATATTATTAACAAATAAATTAATATAATTTAAAATTTAAAAAAAAAATAATTGAAAATTAGTATGGATACAAAAATAAAAATTATTAAATTACAAACTGATAATTTAGATAAAACTAATTTATACAAAGATATATTATCGTCATCTGATAAAATAAAAGCTATAATTAAAAAAACAAAAGCAAATAGAAACAAATATAGACAAGAAAAACCTAGTAAATCTAAATTAGAGTTGAATTGTATTTCAAAAAATCCGGTTAAACATAATCATACTATTAAAGAACATTCAATTAATAAAGCACAACTAACGAATGTTGAACCACCAATTAACAAAAAAGTAAATTCCTCCGCTATTTTTGTCCCTAATATCAAAGAAGAACCATCTAAAAAAGAATATAAAAAAACAAAACAAAATAAAACAACATTCTTTAAATATGAACCAAAACCCAATTATATTAAATCGAAAAAAAATATCTATATTTCATCTCAAAAATCAAAGAAAATAGCAACCGATTTATTCAAAAAATCTAACAGTATTTTGAAATATTTTGATAATAAAAAAAAACAAACTATGAAAATATTTACTAAAAAACAAATAGATAAATTTATTAATGTATTGAATTATTACTCAGAATATGACCAATACAAAAATATTAATAAATATATAAAAAAATTAAATAAATATCAAACGATTCAAATATTATTCAAATTAAATTTAATAGCTAAAAAAAGTAATGCCCCAATATCTTTATTGAAAAGTATATTATTTACATATTTTTATTCTTCTATAACAATATCTTAACTATAAGTTACAAATTTATTACCATATAATCTAAATTTAGCTTTTTTACTTTTTTTATTTATTTTTCTCTTGAATCGTTTTTTAGATTTATACATAGTATATAATTACAAAATTAATTAACAAACTTCAAATTTCCAACTCCATTTTTAATGACAAATATATTATAACTAACAATAAACAAATATACATTAAAATTATAGTCCGAACATGTAGATATATGTTTTTTGAAGTAAATCATTGGATTGTGTATGTCTGAAAAATTACAAGAACCAGATGGTTGATAATCTAATGGATTTAATGAAAACGAATATACATATATACCATTTAATGGTTTTTTTTTGAAATGTTGATATGGTTGCTGCTTACTAAAATAATCAGCATCTTTGTCAATGCGCAAATTACCATCAAACTCTATTTTGACATTTGTTAACATATTCTTTTTAAAATTATTATCTGTAAAATCATTAGCATGACTAGATTTTTTTATACTATAAAAAATATCTTTACTAGTATCAGTACTATAATAACAATCATTATAAAGATTACTATTTGAATATGGTGGAACATCTTGTATTACCCAATTACTATAATTACTCCATTCATTAATATGTTTGAAATCATCACGTTTTATAACCCATGTTAAATATTTTACTGGATTAAATGCTGAATATATTTTAATAGGCGTTTCTTCTATATTATATTTTAATGTACTACCATCTTTATTCATTATTCTAGGTTGTTCTATTAAATACTCATGATCATGTACTGCAAATCTTTTTCTTTCTTCATCATCTAAAAATATATATTCACCTTCTAAATTTGGTTTTATATTAAAACTATAATTATTGGTAAAATAATCTATTTTGTGATGATCTTCATCCTTTGGTTTTATTCTTTTTTTAAATGATGCTGATCCATCTTTACTATATTTAGCATCTATAATAGTATACAAATCTCTGAATTGTTTCATCTCAAAATCTATACTTAATGTACTGTATTGTAAAGCTATTAATGGTATAGCTAATCCACTATTTAAAGCAAATGAAAATGGTAATGGTACTTTTATTTTTCTTGATTGAATAGATGGAAAAATATTTGTATATGTATTTGTTGTATTTGTTTCTATTTTTGATGAATGATCAAATTTTACATTATGTCCATTAAATTCTATTTTTTTGCTACTATATTTAGATGATTGTCCTAAAGGAGTATGGATTGTTGTTATATGTGGATAATTTCCATTTTGTCCTAAACCATTTTTAGGATCATAAATTTCTTTAACATGACCAATATTTTCATTGAATATTTGTTTTTCATCTTCGGATAAATGTAGTTCTTTCCAGATATTTATATAATCCGAATATAATGTACTAATTATTTGGTCGTTAATTTTTAATGTTACTTTGTTGAATATATTTATACCTATATTTTCAATCCATTTAAATTCAAAATTTTCTGAAACACCATCATTAACATTTTTTCCAGAATATATATCTGGTAACTCAAATGTTAAGTATATATTTCGTAATAAATCACCATTTCTTGGTATATTTGCTTTCATATTTACAGCTTCATCATAAACTAATGTATTTCTAGAAATATTATCAAATTTTATATTTTCCATAGCAAATCGTGAATATTTTCGATATACAATTTTGTAAAATGATATTTGTGGATTTATTTCTAAAAAATTATTTGTGGCATTTTTGTTGTAATTTTTAATTTGAAACAATGCTCCAACTGTCATAATTAATATTAATACATATTTTTCTTTTAAATATAGTTTATTATTATAATGGTTAAAAGAACCAAAAAACGTGATTCAAGTTTAAATAATTCATATTCTCCAACAAAAATAACAGAAATACGCCGAAATGAATACATCACATCTGTAGTAGATACCTATTTTTCACCTAAATTATACTTAGATACTGTATATATATTTGATGACAAAACTATCCAACATTATATACGAACAAAGATACATAAAGACCAAAATGTATGTGTTGTTTTGATTTTTGATGATAAGATTAAAGATTTATATATCGATCAAATTGATACATGTTCTATTAATGGAAATACTATTTTAAAAAAAAGCAAACAAATTTCTACACAATTAAAATACAAAACAATCAGATTATACGATACATCACACATTTATTTTAACAACACGAAACCAGACCCTAAGTGTAAACTATCATTAAGCACCTATAGAATAATGTTGTATGGTGAATCGTGGTACAATAAATATGGATTTAAAAGCCTTAATCATTCTGAAGAAGTCGAAACATGGGATGTATATAGAAAATTACCTTTTATTGAAACCTTTTATATGTTTTTAGCAAAAGAAAAAACAATCGACTTTAATACTAATTCTTGGGATGGAAAAATGAAAAGATTAAAAACACAAATAGAACAACAAGAAGCTCAAAAAGAAACTTTCCCAGAATTTTACAAACTATTATCAGACGAATTTAAATCTATTCAAAGTATTACTAGAAAAGATTATAATGAATTTATGTTTGATAATAATACAATACACTTACTAGAATATGATATATTGTCGTTCATAAATAATTATTCCATAAATATGATGACTTCCACACATAATGTATTTAAAGAATTGGAAAAAATACGTTTAAAAACACCAAATACACAAAAAGGATCACCCTTTTATTGTGGTTTATCCAAAGTGTTGAACTTATTTCATAATCATATTGTGTACACTAGAAATTTAACTTATTTAATTTAATTTAATTAATATTCAATACAAATGATATGTAATGTTTAGTAATCTTTTTTATAAACACGTTATTGTTCTATATTTTATATAAGAAATGATAGTTTGAATAAAAATAATAAAATATAATATTAATGATAATGGGAAATATATTTGAATCGTGTAAAGGGAAAAAACAAACACTATTTAACAATTCGTTATTTGAACCACTAAACAACAATGATCCGTATTCTAGTTTAAATTTATATAATAATTTAGATTTTATAGAATTAAATGAAGCGTTAGCGAGTTATAAACAACGTATCGAAAAATGCGAATACAACATACTGACAATTGAAGAAAATTGTCAAGAAAATTTTAAATTATTATCTAAAGATATTCATCATATTAATAGTAATTTACATGTCGAACCACCAATTGTCATCTAGATATGGTGGTAATGCACCTGAATCAGAACATTCTACATTTGATGGACCTTTTCTAGTGACTGATTCAATTTCATCATAGCTTAAGGCTTTTCTATGGTATCTTAAATCTGATAAATAACCATCAAACCCACCATTCATATTTATCCATAAATCACCAAAATTTTGTTTGGCAACACCATCTAATTTTTTTCGTTCTCTTAAATATCCATTTATATATACATCTAAATATGGTCCAGTTAATAAAATAACACAATGGACCCATCGTTTGATTGGAATATTGTCTATATCGACATACTCGTAAATTTTGTTGAATGTATTCATATATATTCGTAACGCATTTTTATCTGGATGAATAAAGACCCCTGGTGCTCTATTTGGATTTGATGTTTTGTTGCCTTTATGGAACACATGTTTCCATTCCCCAAACATATATTGCATATTTTCGATGACAAACCAGAAACTGTAAGAAAACTCGGAACCACCAGCCTCATTATCAGACCGATATAATGTTATTGAATTTTCATTTTTTGGGTCTTGTGTAACAATTTGTGAATTTTTAGCATTTTTACCTGTCTTTAGTATCCAAGGACTATTATTTTTTGAATTTATAAAATAAAAAATACCAGTATATATTCCATACATAACCAATATAATGACAATTAATACAACTAATATTTTACCTATTTGTAACAGTAATGGATTCATATAATATAATGTTATAAATTAATTTAAGATTTAATAAAAAATCATTATTAATGAAATCATGATTTAATAAAAAATCATTATTAATGAAATCATTTATATAGATGGAGATGGACCTTTACTATATCGCGAAACTATTTCCTCATAGCTAAGTGATTTATTTGTATATTCTAATCTTGATAAATATCCATTAAATCCAGTATTTTTGGAGTACCCAGCCTTTCCAATAAATAAATCACCATCACTTACAATTGGGGCACCAGACATAATACAACTTTTTTTTAATAATCCATTCAAAAATATATCTAATACATTATTTCTTAATGATATATTTATATTTACCCATTGTTGTAATGGAAAATGTTCAATATCACATACATCTATATCACCACTCGAACATTCATCAATCGCACACTGTTTAACAGTATCATATTGTGTATCTAATCCAGTTAATACACGTAATGTATTTTTTTCTTTTAGTAACCAAATACTTGGATTAGATTTATTATTTATTTCCGATGTTTTATCTGAACTTAGTAATTGTTCATGCGAACCTATATCACCTTTGAATAAAATACATTTATCTTCATTTTTTCTATAATCGTAATCAGACACATATAACCACATATTAATATTATATTCATTTCCAGATACTGATGCTGGAATACTGCTGCTAGTAATCATTTTATAACTAGCACCATCATGAATGTATGGTATTAATAATTTTGATTTAGAATATTGCTTTTTTTTTTGATAGTATTTATACAAATAATATCCACCAACACATAATAATATTATAACAATTATAACAACGAATACAATAATAAATTTTGATCCTGAACTACTTTTAGCATTATTTTTGACATTGTTGTTAGATTTGTTGTTAGCATTGTTATTAGCATTATTGTTAGCATTATTGTTAGAATTGTTATTAGCATTATTGTTAGCATTATTGTTAGCATTGTTGTTAGAATTGTTATTAGCATTATTGTTAGCATTGTTGTTAGAATTGTTATTAGCATTGTTGTTAGAATTGTTATTAGCATTGTTGTTAGAATTGTTATTAGCATTGTTATTAGCATTGTTATTAGCATTGTTATTAGCATTATTTTTCGAATTATTTCTTCTGTTATTGTTTGCCATTTGTAATTAATAGAGAAAATAATTATATAGAAATTTATTTAATTTATTCTTATACATTTTGAACTTTTTTAAGACTATTACCAATAGGATAAAATACTCCTTCATTTTGTGTTTGTTCATTTTTAGATTCTTCTTTTTTTCTTAAATATTCGTATCCTTCATAATGTAACATATTTATTGGAAATGAATTTTTATATTTATTGTATTTACTTAATATTTTATCATCATGTAATACATAATTATAGTAGTCAATACGACCAATATAACCATTAAAATTATTATTTTTTTTTCCAATTGACATCATTTTATAACTTTTTAAATTAGGATTATCTAATATTTTGGAAGTATATATTATACCATTTTTATATACATTTACATTTTTGTTATCAACTGTTATGGTTATATTACTCCAAACTTGTGGTTCAAAATCTATTAAATCTATATCATAATTTGTTAAAATATTGCTATCATCATTAAATATAAGCTGTATTTTTATTGTATTTTCTTTTCTTAAATAATATATATTTGGACTGCCATTATTAAAAATAATAGTTTTTGGTATATTTGGGTCACTAATCCATATCGTATTTTCAGATAAATTATTGATTTTAATCCAAATAGAAAAAGTATACATTACTTTATCATTTGAATCTTCTAAATTTTCTGAACCAACGTATATTTGTTTTTCGCCATAAAATAAGTCTGGATTATTATACAATACGACATGACCAAAATCATATAAACATAAAAAAAGTATAATAGCTAAAATTAATACTGAAATACAACCAATTACTATTATTTTATTCATTATAATTACTAAATAAAAAAACTTTTAGTAGCTTCCATTATTTTGAAACGCTTTATATAGTTATTAAATCTCTCCTTTTTAGGAA